AATTAAGTTCTTTTAGATTATATTTCTCCCAAATCTTCTTTAGTTTAAGATGAGTTATAAAGCCATTCTTTAAACCTGCAGCAAACTGCATTTGCATACGTATAATGAAACGAGCAAACTTAAGCTCTTCTCTCAAAATATCTGTACCATCTTGAAATGATTGCTCAGGGTTTAATCTAGTAACTGGCACTTTAAGTGACTTATACAACTTCTTCATGAAGTACATTAAGTCTTCTAACTCACCTAAATTCTGACCACCCGCTAATGTTGTAACACTTGTACCTTCACTACCTGCTCTTTTGGCAAACCAGAAAGAATCAAGCATTGACTGAGGTGAAAATTTCATTACCTGACCACTACTGTCAGTATCATATGTGTGTCTACTCCAATATTTTTGCTGAAGATTTCTAAGATAACCTTCTGCTTTAGGAGGTGACATATTACCTACATCTACATTGAATACTAACTTCTCAGGTGCTCTTACTAATCTATATATAACAATTGCATCTTCAATGAGAGATAATTGTCTATAAGCTCTTCTAGCATTCTCTAAGTAAGGTAATCTAATTGTCTTATTATCATTCCAAATACCAGAGTTAATATAAGTAACCTGGTTTTTATCCATTGGAATAAGTTGCATATCCTCAACCTTAGTTGGGTTTTGTTCGTTAAAGACAGGCTTTCTTAAAAGGTAACCTTGAATGATACTATTTTGAATATTACCAAAAATTGGATCGATAAGTTCAGTAGGTATTTGAACGGTACCTAAAATACCTTCATGAGGATGATCTTTATGAATAATGTGCTCCCAATAAACCTCACCTTCAACTAATAATTGTCTGAAATATTCCCAACCTTTATGCTCTAAATCAAAATAACTAACAAACTTTTGAAATTCATCTTGTAATTGTTTTTGCTCATGTGGTTTAAACTCTCTATGAATAAATTGTAGTTTTATTATTTCACCATTAGCATCTTTGTTAATTACTTCATCACAAATTTCATCAAGAGCATCTGCAACCTCTGCAAAAGCTGCCATTACTCTATAATCACGAATTCTTGCTGCTTTATCCTGTTGGATATTTGCATACATGAACTCCTGAAAGCCTTTGTCCATTGCGATATCACCAACTGCGCTATTATTAATAGGTGTTGATGATGAAATAGATTGTCTCTGTAAAGCATCTTCTCGTCTACTACCTTCGCCTTGAAACAATTTATATTTGGGATTGACGTCATTAAGTGTGTCAACAGTTTGATATGACTGATAAGGAAGTCTGCTGCTAACATACTTCATTAATGAACGTCCGAATGTATTTTTATTACCTTTTCCCATATTATGTAGTAGTAGAAGAAATTGAAGTTGTTATTGTCTTTGTCCTTGTTCTGGTTTGTGTATTTGTTCTCGTCTGAGTCGGTGTCGGTGTAGGTGTTGCACAATTGAAAGTCAATGTAGGTGTTTTTGTTCTTGTTGGTGTTTGAGTAGCTGTTCTAGATCTTGTACAGGTAGGGGTTGGTGTTGAATAACCACTTACTGTAGGCGAATTAGATTTAGTTAATGTGTAAGTTGCGGTTTGTGTTCTTGTTCTAGATTGTGTAGCTGTTTGTGTTCTTGATCTTGTATATGTAGGTGTATATGTACGAGATGCAGTAACACCGGGTGTTGGTGTGGGAGATTGTGTTCTTGTTCTAGTCTGAGAAGGAGTTTGTGTTCTCGTTCTAGTGCATGTTCTCGTTTGAGTTGCTGAATTCGTTCTCGTTTGAGTTGCAGAAATTGTATTAGTAGCAGTTGCTACTGGTGTACCTGATCTAGTAGGGGTTTGTGTTCTAGTTTCAGTTCTGGTAATTGTTGAAGTAGGTGTAGCTGTCTGTGTATTGGTACGCGTAGATGTAGCAGTAATTGTAAGTGTAGGTGAAAACGTTACATTAGGTGTCGGGGTAGGTGTAATATCTGGCCTACCATGAACATTAGCTTTCGACCAATTAGAACCTACTTGAGGTCCTGGATTAGCACTTCTTATTAAGTCTCTAAATGTTGGTATTCCTGCCACATTATTATTTATCTATAATCTATTAATTTAAAATAAACATTATGCGTTAGTTGGTGTCCTGGATCTTGAAGGTGTTCTTGTTCTAGTAGGAGCTTGAGTACCGGTTTGAGTAGCGGTTCTTGTTACGGTAGGCGTTTGACTTCTAGTTCTAGTTAATGTAGGTGTTTGTGTAGGTGTTAAAGATGAAGTCACTGTGTTTGTAGGTGTTACTCATATAGTCGGGGTAGGTGTTGGTGTATTAGTAGGTGTTCTCGTTACAGTTGCAGTAACAGAAACAGATTTAGTTTGTGTAGGGGTAAATGTAGGTGTTTTTGTTTGTGTTGGTGTGTTAGTTGTTGTTCTTGTTTGAGTTGGTGTAGCGCCTGGTGTATATGTTACTGTAGGTGTTGGTGTAACTGAAACTAACCGGGATTGTATATAAAATGGGCTATCATATGTATTGTTGCCATAACCATCACCAGGAAAAACTAGATAACCACCAGGACCGGTTAAAATAAATCTAAAATGTCCGGTTGCCAAGCCCGATAACGCTCCTAAACCTACCTCCACTGTACTCGAATTTACATCAAAATAAGGTGTTATACCTAAATCAGATACATTAAAACCTGAAAATGCAGGATAAGTTGATGATAATGTTCTTAAATTAGAATATAAATCAACACTGCTTAAATTTGCACTTGAAAGAGAGTCAGATAAAAATGAAGTTTCAGCAGCACTTAAATAAACTTGATAAGTAGATGGCAACCCTAACGTATTGCCATTATCACCTATCTTACCTATGTAAGGAGACTTAAAAACAAAAGTTCTTTGAAATTCACTGTAAATTAGTTTATTACTTGAATTACTCTTAACATTAAATTTTTGTCCGAATCTTTTCATTATGATTGGTTTAACTCAAATGCTTCGATTTCATTTTGAGTAGCTGAAACGGTTACTGTTTCTGTTATAGCAGATAAGCCTGATAACTGGGTTCTTAAAGTTGGGTAATTATCTAATGTTAATACTGTTCCTGTATTTTCAGTTCCACTTACAGCATAGAAATTAGAATTAACAACGTAAATATTATCAACAGCATTTTGAGCAGCAGGAAATATCCAACCTTTTATAGTAAATGTTGTATCAGCTGTAACTCTAGCTTTATCTGATGCATTTAATTCAAGAGGATAATCTAAATTAATATTACCACTCCATAATACTTCACTTCTAATTTCTTGTTTTTGAGATAAATCAGATAAACCTGCTGGAACCGGCCAGCTTATAATAATATAAGGGTTGTTATAAGGAATAAAATTAGATAAGATTTGATCCATATCTAATTGATATCTAGTAATAATAGAGAAATTAATATCTATGTTTACCGGTGTTGGGGCATTATACTTACTACTTACATTTTCATTACCATAATAAAAACTATTAACATCTGGTAATTTATTAAAAACTCTTTCGTTGTCTCTAGTAATACTAGCTACATTTATAGTAACAACAGGTAATGTAATAGTTTTAGCTTTATTAACTATATCATATAATACGCGCTGTTTAGGAGCGTAAAGATATCTAACAAAAATTCTATCTTTTTGCTCCCGATTCTTATTATATCGACCAATAACTATACTATCAAATGCATTAGCAAATTGTATAATAAGATCTTGTATTTCAAAGTATGTTGACTTCCAACGCATTGAAAATATTTATTCATTTCAACCGCTCAATGAAATGTTCTGGTAGTTTATCTTTATTATCTAGCAGTAGTTTACGAGCTTTACCGTCAATTACATATGTAACTGAGTAATCAGCTTTAGATCTAGTGCATCTACCGGTAGTCTGAATAAATGCACTTAAAGTCTTTTGTTGATACCATTCAGGATCTAATTCAGCCATCTTCTTGATACGTTTATTACCAAGAGGTGGGAATGGTGTTTTAACAATAATCTGAAATCTACCCTTATCACCATTTAAATCAGTACCAAATGTAAGTGATGGCGATACTAATACGGTAGGCTTATCAGTTGTAAAATGATCATCGAGTATTTTTTCATTATTAGCTGATTCTTCTCTAAACAGAAATCTATCACCTTTAAGTTTCTGTTGTAGATATTTACATATATCTAATGAATGAGTATGAATAATACCTTTCTCATTAGGATGGTTATCAGCTATAGCTTGACAATACCTAGCAATCTTCGGTAAGTTCTTTTGCAAATTACTATAGTTAAGTTTAGGTTCAGTCATCAAATATATTGGAGACTTATTTGGATCAAATGCAGATGGTGTTTCAATATATTTGTATCGTTTGATACCTAATGTTTTAGCATATGATGCATGATCTGTGATAGTAGCTGACATTAGAAGAATATTATCACCATAATCAAATAGACTGCTAGATAAATTATTAACCTTCAATGGAGTAAAACTCACACCATTCTTAGTAAAGTCTACAATATACTCACACTTATGCCAAGTTTGTTCAACAGTAGAAAGATTACCATGTAGATTACGTAAGTACTTTAATCTAGCAGCTTCAGGTTGGGACAATGTCATCACTTTATTATTATTTCTACTAGTAAGCGATTCGATTGTTTCTGTTATATTAAAGATAAGATTAGTTAACCATCTATACTGAATGTCATACTTATCAGATTTAAGAATAGTATGTTCAACGTTTATGAGATTCAATCTAGTGTAATCAATATGAGCACTAAATCGTCTTACCAATTCATCCTCAAGCTCAGATGCCTCGTCACAGATAAGAAAGTTTTTACGTTTAACATGACCAGGTAGACTTAAAAACATTTTGTAATTAAGAACTGAAAATTGACTAGTTAAAGCGTGATTACGATTTGTATAAT